CCCTGAACAAATTACCCTTCATCACCTACTGCCCCCCCCTGCGGCGCTGGTCGAATTTACCGTCTCCTGCGTAAATACGATGGCGTTTTCGTCCATGTTGATCTGATGGAGCGTCATGCTGACGTCCACGATGGTAGACCCCGGATTGGGGGTGTATTTGAACCGCTTCATGTACACCCACTCCAGGCCGAGGTCGTTGTTGAGGACTTTGTTCTCGATCTTGAAAACATCCTGTCCCTGCCACAAACTCCGAAGAGCCACGCCGAGGTCGGCGATAGCCATGGCCGCGGGATCGGTGTTGTCGAGCCCTTGGTCGGCGTATGCCTCATAGGACAAGGCGTCGAGCATGGAAAGGTTCGAGGCCGAGGCGTCCGTGTCGACGCGCGCCAAGTTGCGTTCAATACGCAGGCGCACGGTTACGACCATCGGTTTATAGTTGAGAACCTGGAGGATTTCTGCCCCGTCGACGAGCTGGGAGGTAGAATCGTTCTTCTCCCCTTCCACTTCGTAGGTGAGGTTGATAGGGAGGAAATAATCCCCGCAGCGGAATACGTATTCTCGCTGTACATCCTGGCGATCTACCGATTGTATGGCCGTTTTGTAGTCGCTGGACTGCTTCAAGGTGTCCGCCATCCCGGTATACTGAGGATCGGAGGTCTTGGCCTTGCCGCGGAACTGAACGACCTGACGCCAGAATCCCACCTCCGCCAGGGTTATTTTCAACCCCGCCTGGTATGCCTTTTCTATGGCGCTTATGCCCTCCGTCACGGCCTTGTACGCCGGGACTTGCCCCAAGGACGGGAGGTCGCTCGGAGTGTCGTTGGGGGTTGTGTTTGCGGTATATTGATCTTTAGCCATTGAGCATGCGTGTTGAGTTGTTGAAGGCTATTTGCAGTCCTCGAATCGTCACCTCCTCGATCTGCCTGGATATGGTCTGCATGACGCCCTCGGGCGTGGCACTGGTGTTTATCTGCGTAGGCATCTGCACGATAGGAGCGTTGAAGTTGATGATAAGGGACTTGGATCCCTTGGTTAGATCTTCGATCTTCTTGGTGTCTTTCCCGCTGGCGCCGCTTCCTCCTTCGCCGTAAATCTTCGTCACGCGGTTGAAATTCTCGGCGACTTCCCGGTCGTTGAGCGCGGGATTGGAGCGGAAGGTCACGGGAGCTATGGACGCCTCGCCCTTGGTTACGGTAGTGACGTTCTTCGTGTTCCCGGTCTTCAGGAAGTCGAACAGGCTGAACCCGGTATTCGTTTCGTATGGTGTGTACTGGTACCTCAGGAGACCCGTCGGGTACTGCGGAACCCCCTCCTCGGGCGTCAGGTGTCCGGGCAGCTCCTGCAACCCCTCCCGAACCTTGGGTGTAAAGGTGGTGACGAAGTTTTTTAGCAGGATGTCGCGCGCATCTTTGAGGTTCGCCGCCTGGTTCTCCTTCGTCCCTTCGTCCAGGCCCCACGCCTTGCGGGCCGCGGGCGTGCGCAGGTAGTCCTCTACGTACTTCCTGCCGATCTCCTCCGACAGATATGTGGCGGCCTTGCGCCGCTCGGTGAATTCCGACTGCTTGGCCGACTTCTCGTACCGTAAGTCCCAGCGGCTCTTGTCGCCCCAGCTCCACGGATTCAGGAGCCCGAAGAAGTCGGAGAGGTTGAGTATCCAGTCCGAAAGGGCCGTCAGTGCGCCTATGGCATCCTCCACGCCATCCACGAAGTCGTCGAAGATGTTGTCCAGCCTGTTGGGGTCGAACGAGTTGTACCACATATCCAAACGTGCGGATATGCGGTCGAACATATTCTCTCCGGCCCGGCCGACGCTTTCCCACAGTTTGTCCATGCCCGCGAGGTTGATCCAGAAATTCTCCTTCGCCAGGGCTATCTGCCCGCGCGCCGCCGCGGCCGACGGGGGTTGCAGCTCCGTGTCGAGCCGATGCAGGGCCCGGAGCATGTTGGCGCGATCCTGGAGGTAATTGTAGGGGCTCTCCCCCGCGATACCCCTCCTTTTCATGGCCTCGTTGGCGTACTTGGTGAGAATCGGGGCAGCATGTATCAACTCGCGCACGTCGCGAAGGTTGGGCTTTTCGGCAGCCAGCAGCTGCTGCATGTTCAGGCCCACGATGTCGTAGGGGCGACCTCCGATCTGGGCGACTTTACCCACCTGCCGCGCGATCTGCGTGGCTATGGCCGTGCCGATCTGCGTGCCTCCGATTTCGAAGCCCGACACGGTATTTATCATGGAGAGCATGCCTGCGCGAGAATAGCCGTATTCGGCCGCCATGCGCGTGGCGTCGGACAGCGCCGAGGTGTAGCCCGATCCCAACCCTCTGCGTGCCATATCCATCTGCATGCGATTGGATATGGCGTCCGTCATGGACGAGCTGTTCAAGGTTTTGGACAGCACGGCGTATAGCCCTCCGCCAATGAGCTTAGGAAGAGCGTACGCCGCGGCGCCAGTACCGAGAATACCCGCACCCATCAGGAGCGCGGGATTGCTCTTTATCACTGCGGCGGCGGAATCGAACACCGCCCCGACCAAGTTCCCGGCGTTTCGCATCCACCCGCTCGGGGTGAAGGAATTGCGCACGAACTGTTCGCGGAGGCGTCGGATGGAACCGAAAGCCCGGTTGGCATCGGACATGAAATCCTCGCGCGTATGTCGGTTGCCGAATCGGCGCGACACGTCATACATGGAGGACATGCGCTCGTGCCATCCGTGCCGCAGGTTCGGATAGTTGGCCACACCACCTCCGCCACCGCCTCCGCCTCGGCCATTCCGGGACATGCGGTTGGTCTTGCGCTCCAGTTGGTCACTCAGTGCGTTGGCACGAGTAAGACGTTCGATGACGTCTCCCCCAAGGTTGAGGCGTATGGTGTATGTTGCCATTATTTCTTCGATTTAAAGGGCGCCATGTCTATGATGTCGACAAGGTGAAGCGCAAGTGTATATAACTTGTCTATATCATTGATGCTGAGCCTTTTTTCCATGTCTGAGTAAGGCTCGTGGAAGTATCTGGAGACGACGGCCTTCTTGATAAGCAGGGGGTCGTCCTTCGCGTACTCCTCTATTTTTTGCCGGACGGATGCTTCGGGAGTGCCTTCAAGAACTCCCAAGTCCCGAAAAAACGGCGGAAATCTTCGCTGACAGGTTCCGACTGGAAGATTTCCACGCAGGCGAGGGCATCGCCGAGCAAATCTTCGCGCACCTTGTCGTCGACGCAGCAGGCTTTGATGAAGTCCATGGCCAGACCGATCACTCCCTTCTGCTCCGATTCCTCGCGTGACAGGATCGACATGGATAGCTTCGAGTGCTCGATGTTGCGGCGCTGCAAACGCCAAAAGGCGATATTTTGGTTCTTTTTCTCCTCCTCGATCATGTGCCCGTCTTTGTTGAAGGAGGGGACGAAATACGATGCCGTGACGGTGTATTGGAGGTCAAGGCGCTCCGTTTCTTGTATTTGCGACATAATTTTTGGTTTTTAAAGACGGGCGGGTCTTGGGGTGCCCGCCCGTCCTAGTTTACACAATAGTTTGGATGGGTGCGACCGAGCGCTGTACGGCACGGGCACGGATGTTGATGGACGAAAGCGTCTCCGCGTCGTTTCGGTTGGTGTCCGAGCTCGACTGTTCGCACTTGCACCCTAAAAGGGATTCCGAAACGGTCTTTGGCGTCGCGCTGTTGCGTAGCGACATGGTTTTCGTCAGTGTGAAGGGCGGCAGTTGGAGCATGGATGCATAGGGCGTCTGTCCGGCCGGAAGAGCGCCGTTGATCGCATCGAGGATGGTGTGCTGCTCCCCGGTCTGGTGCGACAGCGTGGCCGCATACTGAGCGTTGAGCTGTACCAGGTCGATAGGGTCGGTTTCCCCGATAGCGAATATGTCCTGCACCGTCTGCGAGTACTGCAAGTTGAGTGAGGTACCCGTGCCGATCTTGATTGCTGGAAGCCCCTCGAAAGTAAGGTATATTTGGACGTCCTTCGAGGGCACTACATAAGGATTAGGCATGGCGTTTAGTTTAACGTAGTTACAAAGAAAGTTTCGATATATGCCTCGCGGAGCGGGCTAAGGGGAAGTACTTCCACGGTCACCTGGATAGCCTTGGACATATTGTAGTTGCCGTCTTTGGCGGCGAAATCTACATTGATGGCCTGTGCTTCTCCGCGGTTGATACGGGGCGTAAGTTCTGTTTCGTCGAGCTGAGCCAGCGTTCCGGACTTGAATCCCGCGTCGATCGCTCCGGTGGAAGCATCCGTCGGGATGTTCTCCTGGAGCAACTTGACGAAGAACCGCTCTACGCTGTCACACACGGCATTACCCACGCGGACGAACGAAATTTCCGAAAGGGCCATCTCCGGATCGTTGCAGGTGGCGCCGTCGTTGTAGTACACTCCGGCCATCTGCGGCCGCACGCGGGTGAAAAGGAACTGGTTTTGCCCGAGTAAGTCGCACTTGGCAGGAGGAAGTTTCGACACAGGGGTGTTGGCGGGCGATTTTCCAGTATCTACCGAGGGCATGTCCACGAAGTAGTCGATGTCGGCCGCGGGGCCTGCCGTAGACACTGCACCCGGCGACGTGGCCAGGGACAGCTGCGACAGCATGCCGAGGGTGCGTCCCACCGAGGAGTTCGAGCCGGGCGTCGAGGTGACGATCTGGTATGCCACGCGGGGTGCATCCAGGTTCGCTAGGTTCTCCAAAGAGCCGAAGTTCATAGTTAAGATGCTCTTCCCGGTAGGTACGCAAATCACGCCGTCGAAGATGCCTACCATGCGGATAGACTGCTCGAACAGGTTGTTAAGAAGGGTCTGGAGATCGGCGACCAGCGTTTTGTGCTTGGTAGGGATTCCGCCTTCTGCCGTCCCTTGAAATCCGGTCTGAGATTCCACGTCGGGGAGCCCGAAAGCGATCATCCGGGGGCGCAGGTCGAAGTTGGACGACGTAGTCCCGAGGATGATTTCTTCCAGCTTATTGTTGATGAAGGTTTCGTATTCGCCGATGGCGTACCCCACGACCCACACGCGGGATCCGGATCCCGCCTTGGCGTAATACTCCTCCACGTGCCTCAAGAGAGAGTAGTTGTTCGTTTTGGTCAATCCCTTCGCCGTAAGGTCGGCGACGGATGTAATAAGGTAGGCGGTGTCGAGGGCGAAATTGTTTGCTCCGCTCCCAGTGGTAGCTGTCGCCGAGCAGACAATCATACCGATGCCGTCACTGGGAGTGGTGTTTCCCAGCCTGGTGTCGCCTAAAGTCGTATAAATATTTACTACTGCCATTTTAGGGTAGGTTTGTTATTTTGCAAGTTGTTCGGCGACCTGCGATTTCTGCTCGTCAGTCAGGGCGTCGTACGCTTTGAGCACCTTGTCGTACCCGGCGTTGTGATGCAGATTCGGGTTCACGGATGCCCGGATTGCGTCCCTGATCTCGGTATACAGGACACCTTCGATCAGCTCTGCGGCCTCTTCGTCCTGCTTCTTGGCTTCCGGGGCGGATTTTTCGAGCAGCGCCTCGGCTTCGGCGTCGGACATGACGGGCCTGTTGCGCTCCTTCTCGGCCTCTGCCAGGGAGTTTTTGGCCGCCTGACGGCGTGCCCGGAACTGGTTTTCGAGCATCTCCTCGAACTCCGCGGTGTCCCTGGGCGGGTTAACCTTGTCGACGCGGGCATAGCGGAGTTCCTGGACGAGTTCTCCGTTCAGGTGCGCCAGCTTCTCGCGAGACTGGCAGCGTGCCTGCGCCTGCGATTCGTTGACGTAGATGTTGCCGTCCTCAGTGACGTACAGGGTGCCGTAAATCTGGAGCTGCTTTACGAGCTCGATGAAAAACTTGCGGGTGAATGTTGCGATCTGAATCATAATTAAGGGGGAATTAAATTGTTGATATTGAGTTTTTTTTGGAATACCAGCCCGACAACATGCCGGACTGGTTTTCCCTGTGTGTTGCGTTACGATCCGGCGGATACCGTCGGGCGATACAGAACGATGCCTGCTGCGCTGCTTCGGAGAGTTCCGGCACCCGTCGAAATATCCATCGACACTTTCCAACCGTAGTTGTTCGGGTCGGATACCATGTGGATGTTCGTGTTGCCGATTGCCACAACGACCTCCTCGGGGATAAAGCCGAGGCCGATGTCGTAAACCGTCGCGGCCAGCACGGGCTTCACATGAGCGGTGTCGATAGCTCCGGTTTCGAAGGTGACGGGCTTGTCGAAATAAGTCTCCGCATCCACGACCGTAGACGTTGCAGTGTTGTAGGCGGCGATGACCGAGCGAGCCATGACGTCGAATCCCGAGTAAGTGAAGCCTTCGGGACGGGCGTTCGACAACTGCTGCGTCAGAATGCTCTGCACCTTATCGGTCTGCACCAGCGACGTGTAGTAGGGCTCTGCGAACACAGCCACACCGTTCCCGCGGCGGAAGTTGAGGTTGCGGGCGATGAAGCGACCCTGTGCGGCGAGCAGATCGTTGAGGGTCATGCCGAGCAGCTTGCCAGCGGCAGCCGAGTTGATCGGGAAGCGATTTGCCGAATCGAACTCTTCGCCGGACATTGTAAGATGGTTAGCTGCGGGAACTGCCTCGGCGATGGTCTGGAGCCAGTAGTTGTGAATGCACATGGACATTTTGGCCATGGCATCCAGCTGACCCGTTGCGCGGTCGTTGTAGGCCAGGACGTCGGAGTTCGCGGGCTGCCATACAATAGGCTGCATGGAGAACACTTTGCGCTCCAGCCCTCGCGGCAGGTCGTCGTAGAGGTAGTTGGGCGCATTCAGCGGCGCGCGATCTCCGAAGTAGATGTCCGGGTTGACGGCGCTCTCCACCCAGATGATGCCTTCCTTGTCGCGCACCGACAGGCGGCGTACACGGTCAGCCCACGTGTTGGGCGGGAAGAGCTGGCGAACGAACAGCGAGAGCCACGAAATCTTCGCCAGGTCGGCATTCTGCACGAACTGACCCGACTTTTCGCCCGAGGCGAGGCCCTGGATCGTATCGACGACACTCTCACGGCGTCCGTCGTTGACCTGGAAGGTCATGTTCTGCACGGTGGCCATGAAATAGGGGTCGCAGAGCATGGATGCGGACAACTCCTGGATTGATTCTCGAACGTCGGCGTCCTGTGCGGCCGACAAGCTCACCTCGGCAACGCCGTCGGCAGTGCCCGAAGAGGCGGACAGACCCATGATTGCCTGAATCTTCGGCATATTTTCAGGGTCGTCGATGTACTTGAAAAAGGGTTTTACCATCGTCTTAGTTTTTGTGATTGTTTTGTCGTTGAATACTCGCGCATCCTCCGCAGTGGAGAGCGCCGTGGGTTTGGTTGCCTCAGCTTTGGTTTCCTTGGCATCGTCTGTGGCCGCGTCTGCGGTTGCGGCAAGGGCCTCGGTGGCGGGCTCTGCGGCCAGGGCGTTCGCCCTCTCTTCGCGGGCTTCGCGGCGGTCTTTGTCGGCCTCCTCCTCGTCCTTTTCGGCCATCTTGTCGTCGCGCTCGGCGTCCTTTTCGCGCTGTTTCGCTTCGGCATCATCGCCCTCTTCGCGTTCATAGCGCGCAGCCCGGCGATCCTCGCGGGCATCACGCTGATCCTGCCCGGCATCCGCATCGTCCTGGTCGGCGTCGCGGTCTATTTCATCCGCGCGGCGGAGCCTCTTTCGAGGTGCCAGTCCGATAAGTTCCAGGAATTTAGACATGGCGCTCAGCGACACGCGGTCGTCGAAAGCCTGCTCCTCCCCGGTTTCGGGGACTTTTTTCTCTTCCTCGTTTTTCATCTTGTTCTCAAATTGATTTATGATGTCTGTTTGGTATGCCGACAGGCTCTCGATCTGTTCGATCTCTATGCTGTCCGGCACGAATGATACTGCCGACAACCCAACGTTATCCTCTCCCCGTATCGCCACTGCATCGGGATTGGACGGTATGTTGACAAGGGAAATCTCCCACACCTCGAAAAATGTAGTGTATTTCCTGCCATTGCGCTCGACGATCCGCGCTCTACCGAATATAGACACTCCGTTGAGTATTCCGGCTTCGTAATCTCTTTTTGCGGCCTGTGCGAGTTCGGAGGAGCCGAACACCAGCTTTCCGATCCACCTGCCGTTTTCCAAATGAATATCTTCGACGCGCCCGATGGGCTGGCCGAAATGCTCTCCCGTATCTTTATTGCGCAGCAGGATCGGGTTTTTGAGGTACCTGCTCCAGTCGATGCTGGAGTTGAGCACCACGAAACCCTTGCTGTTGAGCGCCTCGTTCGAGAGTATTTGGTATGTCGCTTTTGCCATGTACGTTTTATGAATTAGTGTTCCTGACTGTGTCGCACAGACACTTCATCTCTATCGCATCACACAGGAACGAATCTTGCTCGTAGGTGCTCTTGTCGACGAAGTTGGCCACGTATATGAGCCGCGTGTTATGCACGGGCAACTCTGCCATCTCGCGCTCCATAGCCAGCGTTTGATAAGTCTCGGTTTCCTTGTAAAGGAGCGTAAAGCCGTATTTCTGTCTCAGCTCGGTAAAAAAGTCCAGCGGCACCCATTCGCCCGCAGAGTTTTTTATTACTCCCCGCGAACACGCGGCCATGTAGAGCATGACCTTGTATGCGAGGTTCATCTGATCGTACTGGTGGTCATCGTCTGGCGACGCGGCTTGGTTTTCGAACGGAGTTATCACCGACAACTGCACGATGTACTGGTTGTAGATCATGCCTCCGATGAACTCTCCGGTATCACGCTCGGTTCCCTTCACGCTTACGGCTATGGCCGGGAGGTCTGTGTTCACCGTCCCCTCTCCGTTGTCGTTCGCGAGGACTATACTGACATTATTTTCGTCCACGAGCTCCGAAGCTCGCAGTGCCGTAACTACTGCCTTGCAAATTTCACCGATCATAATTTCAGTATAGGACGCTACGAATGTAACGCAAAGGAAAATATTTCGCAAATAAAATTTTTTCTACACCAGCTTTGCGATCTCTCGGGAGTATAGCCGGAGCGCATTGAGTTCGGTTCTTCGGCCAACACCCATAAAGGGTCGGGCGACGGGATTGGTGCCGAGCCGCACGGGCGTCGAGGACGAGGGTAGCGTGCGGAAAGGGTTGCCTCCGGTACGGGCGCCCTTCCCCGTGTTTTGCAGTTCCGCATAGGGCGCCGCGGCGCGCAGCCCGGCAAAACCTCTCCCATAGAAGGGTGTGATGCTCCGGGCGAGACGGCCTCTGTGGCGCAGCTTCGGATAGCGGAGGTATGATTCGAGGTTTTCGAACCTCTTTGTTTTCAGGTTCTTTCCCCATCTGTCCGCCCATTTCCGGGGCGTGCCGTCGTTGCCATACTCCTCGCGCTCGAAGTTGAGGCGCGTTTCCCCGGCCATGCTTTCGGCCACCTTAGCCGGAATTTGGGTTTTGATGTTGTAGATGGCGGTGCTAATCTTTCTCCTCAGGTCTGCTATCGTCTCCATTGTCGTTTGTTTTCTTGGAGGGCGTGAGCGCCGACTTTATTTTCGCCATGATGGATTTGGCTTGCAATTTAACCTCCGTCCAGTTGTTGTTGCGCACGGACGTATTTATGTCGGAGGGTTCCATGCCTACCTTGCGCATGACCTCGGGGCTGTATGCCATGCCCTGCGAAGCCAGCACGCGGCCTATGCGCTCGAACTTATCTACGCTGATGGTGGTATCGGGTACCTCCATGAGCTTTACGCCCGACATATCTATGCCGAGCAGGCGGCCGATCTTCTGGATGGCACCTTCGTAGTTGAAAAAGTTCGCAAAGTCGCGCTTGTCGGCGTTGCACAGAGCCTCGTAGAGCGACATGTGTATCTGTGCGAGCTGCTCGGAGTTGGTATTTTTCTCCGTGGCGCCGAGTAGAGTACCTCCCGTCACCTCCTGCATGATCTCCGCGCGGTAGCTGTCTATGTACTCCTTGAACACGCGGAAGGCATCGGGGTACATTTGGGTTTGGAGGGGCTTGACCTCTACCTGGTAGACGTTCTCCTTGTTGTCGAGGTTCTGCTTGAAGGGCAGCACGGGGGTGTCGAGCGGGTCGAGGTTGTTGGCGATATTCTCGGCCAGCTCTCGCGCCTGCGTGTTTCCGTCGATGAAGCCCACGGTGGTGCGGGGATATGAGTATGTAGCGCTCGTCACCGACCAGTTGTTGTACGCCTCCACGATGCCGATCATGGCGCGGGAAATCTGCTGCATCATTCCCATCTTGAAGTCCTGGTCGGTGTCGGGCTGCATGTAGAACATATTGTCGTAATCGTCGACGTTGGCCACGGATTCTATGGCGTAGGTCTGCGACCGGATCGCCCTGTTCACCATGTCTATGTTTCGCAGCGGGTAGCTGGTGATGGTGTCTTTCTCGACGTCGATGCCGACGATGCGCACGCCGTAGAATTTCGAGAGCACGAATTCGCGCTTCATCTTGTTGAACCACCGGGTACGGGTTATCATCTCCGTGAGGTTCTCGTCGATCTCGCCGTCGCGGTAGAATGCGAACACGGCATTCTCAATGGGGTTCAGACGCTTGTTCATCTGGCTCACCAGGAACGGCGATGACTGAATACACCACGAATACAGGGTGTCCACCATCGTAAGGTCGGAGTAGTTCACCGCGTTGTCGATGGCATTTCGCCACCAGCTCGGAGTGAACTCGACGAAGTACTGGTTGGGAATGTACCTCGACTTTACATTCGGCGCCCCAATAGGGCGGAAGGGGTTGTAAGGCTGCTGCCTCGGGGTATGAAATTGTGCCATTTATCCGCGCATTTTGTTTTTCGATCCGTTTACTACCGTTCCCCATGCATTCGGGGCATCCTTTATCGGGGCGTCATGCAGCGTCGTAGCCCCGTTTTTCATCTCCGTGACCTTCTTTACGACCATCTCGTAGTTGTCGCGCAGGGTCTCGGAGTGCCGGGCCGAGGGGCTCGTGATATTGTAGGCCGTAAGGACGGTCAATATCCACCGCATGATCTTCGCCGTGCCGTCGTTGGTGTCTCCGGCCAGTATCGAGGCTATGTCGTACAGCTCCCCGATCTGACTGTACACGTACCCCAGAGCGCTGTTGTATGAAATCTCCACGCAGTCGGGATACATTTTCTTGAACTGATCGAGCTGCTGGGGCGAAATCCACTGGTAGAGCTCCTCCTCGGGGAAGTACATTTTACCGGGCTCCCCGGCCACGATAACCTGCTCTCCGTACTCTATGCATGAGGCGTACTCTGCGGCCGAATGGAGCGCCTCCGAGGGCGAAGTGCACAAGACAGGGGAGTTGGCATAGCTGCGAACCTCCCCGGTCTTGGGGTCTGTGAACTCCTTCTTGGCCGTAGTATACGACCTCATGATATTCGCGCCGCTAAGGTAGAATCCATAGATGTACAGGTTTTTGTCGGCGGCCATTTTGTTGTCCCGGATTATGCCTATCTGGAATACATCGCCGGGGTTTAATCCGCTCAAAAGAATATTGCATTTGATACCTTCGGGGACAGAGCCCGGCGTCAGCCACTTGTATGCCATGGCCTCGCATGCGATTGTCCAGTTATAAGTAACGCTCCTTCTCCACGCTATTTGGAACGGCAGCGGCGTGTCTCCCTTTATGTAGCATGAGAGGGAGAATTCGAGCGTAAGAGCTTCGCCAGCCCTAAGTCCTGTAATCACGAATACTCCGGCCTTCAGGTTCACGACCCATTTGTCGGGGATAATCTCGGTGGAGGCTTCGGGGTCTTTCTCCACGTCGCACAATATCTGTACCGGGGTAAAGTAGTTGTATTCCAGCGACGGGATCGTCATAGGGCCGTTGAAGTAGGGCTTGAACGTCTGAAGCGACGTCGGAGACGGCAAGTCCGCGGGGATGTCTTCCGAGTATATTAACTCTATGAAAGCCTGATCGTACTGGGGGGAATAGTTGTTGTTCGCCGTGGTAAACTCCCAACCCAGGGCTTCAAGCTCCTCGGGGGTGTAAATCTTGACATTCTCGGTCATGATATGAAACGTTTTGGTTTTTTTACTATGATGCCGGAGCTTCTGTACGCGGAGCCCGCGGTTCCGCCCGCGCGGTTCATGAGAGATACGCCCTTGGCCGCCGCATCGGGGATGTCGTCCTTGCGGTTGGGGTCGACCTTACGCGAAAAGAAAAGGAACTGATTGACGGCCTCCTCGCCGCGGTTGGTATCTTTGAGCTTGGCGTTGAATACGAACCTGTCGGACGTAAAGAGGGGATCGAGGATGGATTCGATGACCGTAAACTTGTCGCCCATGTTCCGGGTGTCCCATTCCAGGGGGCATATCCACCCCGTGTCCGCCTGGAACTGGTCGAATGTGGTCTTGAAGTCCAGGGGCAGCTGCTTCTTTTCCATCACGATGCGCGTTATGAGGCGGTTGGGGCTTTCTAGGTACAACTCCCGAATGTTTTTCATCATCTCCAGGGAGGTGCCCTGCACGGCCAGCACGTCGATGAGCCATATTCGGCCGCGGGCTTTGCCCATGAGCAGCGACGCCTTGAAGTCGCTCTTGCGGCTGTCCTTGGCCGACGGGTCGGTGTAGATGATGAGGTCTATCCACTCCTCGGGCGTCGGGAAGCGCAGGTCGGGGTTTACGTCGCTCCAGCATATTTTTTTGAAAATCTCCCCCTCGCTCTCGTCGAAGTAGTCGCCCTCCAGGAAGCGCTTGCGCATGAGCGTGGACATGGCCTCCAGGGTCTCGCGGTAGTCGTCGGCGACATTCTCCATGTTGTCGTTGAGTGAGAACTTCACGACCAGGAACTTCGACGTCTGCTCCGGGGGGATTGCCAGTCCCTCGCGGGTCTCGTGCTTGAAAAACCTTACGTATGTCCATCCGGTTTTCCGCGTGGGGTTGAGGGCGAACAGAAGCTTGTTGCGCACAGGCAGTTTTTGTGCCAGTCGTGAGCGGAGGGTGTCTACCGCCCTCTCCTCGACCTCCGACACCTCGTCGATGAAGATGTGGCCCCATTCCGACGACAGAATCTTATCGAACTGGCTCTCGTCGTTGGCCGACCCGCGTATGGAGCCGAATTTTATGTAGGCGCCGTTGTAGAACATGAGGTAGTTGTCTTTGCCGTTATACTTTGCGAACGGTGTCCCGTCCTTCATGGTTATCTCCTGCCACTTGGCGTAACCGTTGTGCTTGGCTATCGCGTTGAGCACCGCGGGGAGGGTCTGCTGGAGCATTCCGGTTTGCAGCGACGTGAAGAGGTTGCGGAGCACGAGGCAGTTGGCTTTGTGCGCCACGCACTGCACGATGAGCCAGTACAGAATGACGAAAGTCTTTCCCGAGCGCGAGGCGCCGTAAAAGAGCACTTCCTTCCACTGGCCGTCGTTGAGGCGGTTCCACATGATCCTCTGCTTGCGCGTGAGGTGTATGTTCATGTCGAGGCATCCGGCCCTTCTACTCTTGGCTGTCATCATCTTCATCGAGGTGCATGCGTATGTCGATCTCCGATATGCGGTTTTCGTCCACGTCCGATCCGGAGGATTCCAGTACGGACATGGTGGCCTTTATGAGGTTCATGGACTTGGTGAGGCCGTCGATCTTCGACTTGGCGATATCAATCTTCGCCTTCGATGCGGAGGTGCTGATTGTGTATATCTGCTCGCGCATTATGTCGTAGACGCCCATCATTTTCAGTTGCTTCTCCACCTGCTCCGATATAGGCCACTCCCACTCCGCGGACGTTGCATCCGGCGCCTGCGGCGCTGCTGTCGCGTTCTTTAAAAAGTCTGTTGCGGATTTCCTGTCGTCCATGGAGCTCGGTTTTTACGCCCAAATATAAGAATTTACCACGAAGGGCGTGAATTATGGAAAAAATTAATCAAAAACCTCCGTCCCTGGAGCGGGAACGGAGGAAAAATAAGCCAGAGAATTTGGTGTTTGCATGAATGCCACAGAAACATTCCGGGAACAAATATAGGGAATTAGTTTTTCAATTCCAAGCGGGTGCGCATATTTTTCTCCTTGCGCAGTGCTTCGAGCTTCGTGGCGGCCGATTTGGAGGGGCGTCGATAGGGCTTGAAGCGCCGGATCATGTCGATGCCGTTCTCGGAGAACATCTCGGAGGCCACGTAGATGTTCGTGCCGTAGCGCAGTCGGGATTTGAGTTTTCGGTCGGCCTCGCGCCGCAGGGCGCGGAACTCTTCCTGCGTCATGCCTTCCGGCCTACGAGTTATGACGGCTTCGGATTCCGTAGGCACGGAATAGGTTTTACTTTTCATCTTCGGCAGGTTTTTCTTCGGTTCGAATCTCGTCCAGGAACCCGAGCGGCAGGGGGATGTCCATGTCGTCGGGGACGTTGAGGATCATGCGATACTGCGCCATAGACACGAAGCGGCAGCAGTTGTCGTAACTCATGCCGTCGGAAGACAGCCACATGCCGTCCGTGTATTTCGTGAAGACGGCGATAACGGCCTCGGCGTGCGAGGAGTTCCAGAATATCGCAAACTTGTTTTCGACGGGGACGAGCGAGGAATCGTCGTTTTTGAACCACTCCAGGAACTCGTCGAAGGAGTATGTGAGGCCATAGGAGCAGAGGCGGATAGCCCCGAGGTCGATGTCGTACGCCTTCAGGAAGCCCGAAATGTGCGCGGCCGTAGATCGGTCGATCCCGTGCGTCTCCAGCCACGATTTAATCTCGGCCGTCGTTTTTGTCCCGACCTTCTTGTTCCGGCAGAGACGAAGCAGTTTTTTCATAATCATTGTTGTTTTTGTTGAAGATATCGTACCTTTTTTTCAGGTCGTAGTAGTAGTGTCGTACCGTGTATACGGCAATGCCGAACGTCTCGGCCGCCGCCGCGAACGCCTCCTGCCGCCGCCCCGAATGCGTCATGCACCAGGTGTCCACATAGCAGCATATCACGGCACACTGCGCCGCCGTCTCGTTCAGAAGCCCCGAATCGAGCATAAGTTCAACACCTGCTTCATAACGATCTCCGAATACACTCCGAACATAAGCGAGCAGATAGCATTTGAACGCTTCATTCATAACCTCAAAATTTAAGTTCCTGTTCCGTATAGGGCCTGCCTTGCATCGGCTTCACCCACCCGCGAACCGTATCCAGCGCGTCGACCACCTCTTTGCTGTCCTCCGCCGACATGATAACACGAGCCTCTTCACCCGCGTCCGAAGAGAGAAAAACATGCATAACCCCGTCCTGAGACTTCGCCTCGAACCGGAAAGTAGCCCCCTCAATGGTGATTGATTTATTAACACCCATAAGCAAGTTGTTTAAGATTGTTGTACAAATATAGTAATAATATCTTTACCGTCCAAATCCCAGCCCCCTGAATAACCAAAAATCCTCACAAAACATACCCCCGAAAATCCAAAGACCCGTACCCCATCCATCCCCACGCGGGAATATCTCGAGTGTTAGAAAGGCTCCAGACCCCGGGCGGCTGTTGACCAAAGACCCGCACCCCTTCCCGGTGGCTGTCTCCTTCCTTCGCTCGCTCCACGTTGTTCCGCTCGCTCCGGCTGCGCGCCCTCCCTCTTCTCCCGGCTCCCACCTCTCGCCCCGCCCTCTCGCTTCCGCCTTCGCTCCCACCTCCGGGCTGGCACTCCCCCGGCCACCCCCTTCCCACCTCGTCCGTCCTCGCTCCCTCGCCCCGCTCCCTCTTTCCTCTCCTGTCGGCTCCCCCTCCCCACCCGGCCAAACAGACCAAAACTATCCTATTTCACCACACCATCCAAACACCCCCAAAATACCCCTCCCTGCGACTATACACGTTCATCATATATATGAGTGATAAGAAGTAATATATAAGGGGGAGTAGCCATAGCAAACTCCCGAGTTTTTGGGCGTGTAATCGGAGCCCGTTGTGTGGGCGTGGGCGCGCGTGCTCGTTGGGTTGTGGTGAAGCGGGTTGCCGTGGTCTCAGGCTGGCAGGCTTTCGGGTAATAAAAACTTATGAGTGTTTCGTTTTGCATAAGAACAAACGATGAAGAAAGTTTGTGAAATGCTTGCATGGTATAAAATATTATACTATCTTTGTAATAGAGAAAGAGAGAAACGGACATTGCATGATTCGAAGTTCAACCACAAAAACAGATACAACTATGAAAGCACTTGATTTTCTGAATGTAACGAAAGCGAACGAGGTGAGATACTCGGACTACATCCTGTTCAATGAGGACGAAGTAGTAGACATTGAGATGTTCGGGAGCGATGGTTCCTATGCCAGATTGATATCGGGAACCATTCCCGCCGGCACCGCAATGGTATGCGTGTGCGACGGTGAACTGCTGGGTTGCTTGAACGACGCAGGGGCGAAAGCCGACGCAGTTGTACGAGTATAAGACGCGACCCCGTATTTCGTCTTCATCTACTCACTCGAATAAACCAATATCACCAATAAATCGGAGGAGGAATAAGCCATGAAACAATACACCACGAATAAGTTTATGCAGGCTCTTTGCCTCGTAGTGTTCACAGCCGCGATATGCTGGATACTGTTCCGCTGCTCGCTTCGGGTGGAATCGGTACACAGGACAGAGGACGGGTATCTGATCGAAATTTCAGCACTAGGCGGGACGGAAATACACGAATGCAGTTTATAAACACAAAAAAAATATCAAAGCCATGAGACACGTAAATTTCACAACTTCGGGCGTTGCCCTTACCGAAACCCAAGTATCCCGCATCCGGGAGATCATCGAGAACACCAAACGCCGTTCGGCGTGGGACAATGGCGTGAAACTGTATGCGCTGGAAATCCTAGACGACTATTCCGGAACGCTGGATTACGCAGAGGAAATAGGATATCCTACACCTCAGTTCACCGAAAAATTTATGCTTATGGGGGCTAGTAACTGGTTGGCATACAGCGAGGGCGGTTGCTCACTCGTGTACAGCGCGGATATAGCCAAACGCCTGTGTACTCCATCGGAGTTGAAGCGCAAAACAAGCCGTGATGGCGGACTTATGGCTCCGAACCGCAACGAGACTTGGATTCAGGTACAGGGGCGCGCACTCGCCCAGGCCTGGCGACTGCTTCGGGATACGGCACTGACAGTATACAAGGAATAAGTCCCGAATTATAGCAGAAACAACAATTATATCAAATTAAAAATCAATTACTTATGAAAGAGATTAGTGAACTGGCGGAAATAGCGCGCACCCTTGCCCAGGAGATGCCCGAGGGTACGGTAAGTATGATGCATATTTTCTACGAGGTGCAGGAGATCGGTATGCGCGTGAAGTATTGCCGGGAGGCCTTGGCAGCTATCGAAGCGATAGTGGCACGGAGAGGCATAGGCGACAGCGTAAAAACGATCCTGAAAGACGGCACAATAACCGTCTATATACAGGAAATGGATTTGCGGATATGGCTAAAGATCGAGTAAAACAGCTGCTTGCCCTGTGGGCGGTAGTGCTGGCAGGAATGGCCGCCTTTGCGGCGGTCGTCCTCCTGCACCTTCAAAACAACGCATTCTAACACACGGCGTATACTATGCGTCCGGTTTGTGATTTCAAGAGCAGATAATATTTACAACAAAAAACAAAAAAAACAATGAAATGGATCGAAGCGGCCAAAGAAGGCCAGGGTTATGTACTGAGCGTCGAACTGAAAAAAAAGCGCGACGCTATCGAAGCGAAAGCAGCGGAGGTGCTGAAGAAATCGGGCGCCAAGCCGTGCACACTCTACGGGATCACCGACGGATCACCCGGCGTCTCGTCGGTAGAAATAGGGATCAAGGACGGGGAGGATTATATGTTTTTGACGCCATGCTCGACATGGCGGAGCGCAATGGAATTCGAACTGCTGAAGATACTGCCCGTGTATCCCGAATGCAGGGGCTATTTGAACACCTACGACGATGAGCCCGCATGTATTACCGAGGATTCCACGGCGGAGGACGTGGAAGCATGGCGGGCATTCAACCAAAGACGCGCCGAAAGGTATGAGCAGGCGCGGCAACTGGCGATAGCCAATTATAGGGTATATAACGAAATGATGGCCCATATAATCCCCAACTTTGAGGGAGCGGGGCCGTGCTGTGCGCAAACTACCGAGGTAGTCAGGGGCGGCATAAGTTTCACGGCTCGATATTACAAGCATGAGGGGAACACCTTCTGCATGGAGTTGAGGCCCAAGACAAAGGCCACCCCGGACGGGTTCAAACTGATTTCCGCAAACTGCTACGGCAAGGAGGGGCACGAACGCCTAATAAAGGATATAAAATTCCTCGACGAGATCGACGCGGCGGTAGAGGAGGGGGATATGTCGCAAGTGCACCAACTGGTGGGTGACTGGCGAAAGGAACTGTCCGAATATCTAGAGTTAAACGAAAAAGAATGCGGTACTCATGATTACGGAACGGGAGACGAGGCAGCAGCTCCAGGAACGGAGGCGTGACGAGTTCGTACAAATACTCAGCCGGTATGCCGATCAACACGACAGCGTGATATGCTGGCGAAACATAACTCCCTATTGCATTCGGGTTTACCAGCGCTTAAAATCATGGGGGAGGGTGTGGGAGCCGGGGGAGCTGAAACCCAAAAACGCGCTGATCTATTCGGGTGCCCGCCGTCAAATATTGGACTTATACCCCCTTGGTCTGAAATTCCATGCCCTTCAGTTCAACAAGCGCGGGATAATAGGGGGAAGATGGGAGGATAAAATAAACCAATTGCTAAATATGTGCATACGATATGATAACACGAACGACCTATAAGACACGGCAAGAGTGGTTGCACGCGCGCAACGACACCCCCGTTATCGGAAGTTCCGACGTCGGAACGATTATGGGGCTCAATCCCTATACGACGCCGTACCAGTACTGGCGCGTAAAGAAGATGGAGACCTTGGAGACCGCGGCCGAAGAGGATAACGACAGTATGATCCGCGGGCGCTTCAAGGAGGATGCGATCTCCCGCATGTTCGAGCAGGCGACCGGGGAGAAGATCGTCAAACGATCCGAGCAGATAGAGGTGTACCGCAATGACAAATACCCGTCCTACATGCAGGCAGCGCCCGACAGGGAGGTTTTCGCCGCGGGCAGGAGTACCCGGTATATCTTGGAGTGCAAGGACACGAAAATGCACCTGCCGGAACTGACGCCCGAGACAGTGCCAATGCTGTGGTACACGCAAGTCATGTATCAAATGGGAATCATGGAGCGCGACGCGGCGTACATAGCCGCGGAGGAGGGGGGCAAGCGGCTTGTATATGCGCTATTCGATTTCGACCGCTCCAAATTCGACTATATCGTGGAGTACTGCCGGGATTGGTTCGAAAGGTATATTTTGGGCGACGAAATACCCCCGGTGGAGACAGGCCAGGACGTCATACTGGCATGGCCCGTCTCGGAAGCCGCCCCGCGGGAAGCGGATTCGGAGATCCGGGATACTATCGCGTGGGTGCGGACGCAGCGGTCGAAGGTAGCCGCCATGCAGGCGGAGATCACCAAGGCAGAAGAGCGGGTTAAGGCGTATTTCATGCAGTACGACACCATCACCTACGACGGGCGACCGCTGGCTACATTCAAGACTGTAACAAGCCGCAGGCTGGATTCGAAGGCATTAAAGGCGGACAACCCGGACATATATGCCAAGTACGTAAAGGAGAGCACGACGCGGCAATTATTATTCAAATAACACAACTATGAAACGAGAAATAACAGCACGGGAGTACGAGGAGATCGCCGAACGGTTCACGGAAGCCGTAGACGGGAACGATTATTTTTCCGGCAGCATAGCGTGCCGGGACTGGCGCTTGGCGTGTTCGGTAATAGTGTGCTGGCATACCGACACACTGGGATCGGGAGAAAAGGAGACGCGGATGGAAAAACTGGCGTGGATTTGGTGGGGGTTTCATACGTATGACGCCGAGGGTAACGAGGTGCTAAACGATTTCAAAACATCAACCTTAGAGCTTTTTTTAGGAATATGACAACCATAACAGACAAGAACGAACGCGCAATGCGCGAGGGGATGGTGGCCAAGACCACCACCCCGAATTTACAGGAGATGATCGCTATGCTGGATGACAAAAAAGGGGAGGTGCAGGCACGATTGCATGCGGTGCTAGGCGACAGAACTCCGATATTCACGCAGGCCGTACGCAACCTGTTGTTGGCTCCCGAGAACAAAATGTTGCGGGAGTGCACGCCCAAATCCATCATGCGCTCATGCATGGCCTGTGCGACAACGGGACTTTCCCTCGATCCGGCATTCGGGCAGGCCGCCATCGTCCCCTTCACTGAGACCACATACAAGAACGGGCAGGAGGTAGTCACCAAGAAGGCGGTGTTCATGCCGATGAAAAACGGGTTGGTGCAACTCGCCAACAATACCGGGATGATCCAGCGGTTAATGGCCGCTCCGGTGTATGAGGGGGACATAAAATACTATGATCCTTTTACGGGCGATATGGATTACAACCAGGAGCCGCACGAACGCACAAAACTAATCGGATATGTAGCCTATCTGCGCTACATAAACGGCGGCGATCACTACCTGTACATGACGGTCGAAGAGCTGGAGGAGCACGGCAAGAAGTACAGCAAGAGCTACTACAAAAAAAACGGTTTGTGGCAGAAAAACAAGCCCGCCATGTATGAAAAGACGGTCATCAAACGCATCTTGATGAAATGGGGTAGCCTGGATGTGATGGCCAACTCGAAGCTTATCACAGCGCTAAAATACGACATGGCGACCCCCTCCTCGATGGATATGTCGCAGGCGACCCCCGAGTATGTCGACGGAGTGGACGACAATATTGCGGCCGTCGAAGAACAGGAGGCCGTGGATGTGACTGACGAACCCGAAAAATAACAGAAAAAGATGAAACCTAAACAGAAAGAGACAGTAGTTACAATAGCCGAATACGCCCGCAGGTGCGGAATTACCTATCGGGGTGTGCAGATGCGCATTGCCAGCGGGCGAGTAAAAACAGTGAAATTCGGAGGCGTGGAATTCATAGATACGACAATCTATCCTCCTGTGCCCCGGCAAGACGTAAAAACTCATGAACGATGATATGAACACGGCGATGGAATGGCTCGTCGGCCTCGTCCTGTTCCCGCTACTGATGTTGTCGAACTTTATAGGATATGCACTCGGCCTGCCTCCGCAGGCCGGGGGCGAATCCGAGGCTGAAGATTCGGAACCGACAGAGGCGGAAGCGCCGGAAATAAACGAGGAATTGCAGGCAGACGCGATACGAGCTCTCAAAACTTTGGGCTTCCCCAAAGAAAGGGCGAAACAGGCCGTTTTAGAGGTTTTTCATGCCGAGCCTGATGCAACCCTCGAAGAGATTGTAAAATGCGCCCTAAGGCGCCAAAAATGGGCAATATGAATGAATGCAGATTCCATACGATTCCCGGAGTACAGGGGGGGGTGAAGTTTAAGCCTATCGACGAGTTCCCGGGGTATTGGATCGGAGAGGACGGAACGGTGGTATCTACGCGACGCGGAGACCCCCATGTGCTGAAGGTGGATTACAATGCCGACGGGTACGTAAGGGTGCGGTTATTCAACCGTTTCGGGAGGTACAACTACTTTGTTCACCGCCTTGTGGCTGAGGCTTTTATCCCCAAAAGGGAGGGGGACAAAATCGTGGATCACCTCGATACGAACGTCGAGAATAACAATGCCTCAAATCTGAGGTGGTGCCGGGACATGAAGGAGAACATGGCCAACCCGCTGAGTGTAGCCAAAAGACAGAGGGCGGCGGCAAACAGACACAGCCGCGCAGCGAAGAGAAAGGCATACATGGAGGAGATCATGAGACAGGCAATGACGGACACTCCGTTCTGATTTTTTTTTTGGAGAATGGAAAAGTTTGTTTATATTTGCGGTGTGAATGCTCGGGCAGGGGCAAAATGTGACTTACCGCTTTAGTAGATACCGGGCTGCCCCCCGGTATCGAACGAGCGGTTTTTTTATTTCAACGAATATGAAAGAATCCATGGTAATACCTCGAAGTCTGTTTACAGCGACCAACCGTCTTTCGATGACCGAAAAAGGGGAGGTGCTGGATGCGATCATGCGATATGGATTAGACGGAGAGGAGTATAGCGGAGATTCGGTAGTGGTGGCTATGATATTCGACCTCATCAAGCCATACATAGACGAAAACAACAAGAGGTACGACGCTGTGGTTGAGAGGAATAGGAATAACGGCAAAAAAGGCGGACGTCCTAAAAACCCAGAGAAACCCAGAGAAACCCAACAAAACCCAGTGGGTTATTTTGGAAACCCAGAGAAACCCAGAGAAACCCAACAAAACCCAGTGGGTTATTTTGGAAACCCAGAGAAACCCAGAGAAACCCAACAAAACCCAGTGGGTTATTTTGGAAACCCAGAGAAACCCAGAGAAACCCAGACGAACCTTGATACTGATACTGATACTGGTACTGGTACTGGTACTGGTACTGGTACTGGTACTGGTAGTATTATATCTTCTCGTACTAACGTACTCGAAGATGCCGAGATAGTAACAGAGAATATTTCTATTGCTGGTAAAAACAAAAAAAGCGCGCGCGAAAAAATCGAGATAGCCAAGGAGGCGACTTGGCGCGACAGCTTCGACGTTTACCTGCAATCATGCCGCGAAGCATGGTGCAGATGGACGCAGGACAAGGAGTGGATGGCGGAAAGGGAGCGCTTCAATCCAGGGGTCGACATCTCTCTCACCCTCGAAAAGGCATGCAAGGAGTATTGGGCAACGGAAGCCGGATGGTTGCACAAGAAAAAGGGAAGGGGAAAGACGATATGCTGGAAGCGCATTTTTGAGTTCGCAATATCGCAGAAACAAAACCGAGTGTGGAAAAATGAAAAGCAAGGAAAGACAGCAGGGGCAGGAGGCCTCTCGGACGAAGAGCGAGCTGTGTTTGAGCGCATCCTCGGCGCCAGCCGCCCTGTATAGCCCGGTAGATGGCATGAGGACATGTAGGGCTATGTCCACGCCGATCAAATGCGCTCAGTCGGGAATGGAATCCTTGTCGGGGCTTCGGCGGATTCACGGGGACGAGCTCGTTATATCCTGCATGGCACTATGGATCGACGACCTGCAATCGTTTCTCAACATATCCGCCAAGATGAACAGGTTTCAAATCATCGAGACTTGTTCCATGATCCTGGAGGATTTCTACGCGATAAACCTGGCAGACGTACGACTTGTGATGACGCGAGCCAAAAAAGGACAATACGGCGCATTATACGGACGTCTCGACGGGCAGATAGTCTACCAGTGGTTCGCAGAGTACTTCGACGAGCGGTGCGCAGAATGCGGTCGGATAGCAGACGCCGAGGCAAAGGTGAGGGATTCCCAGCTCGCGGCTATGCCGCCCGAGCAAAAAAAGAAGATTCTGGAATTATGGAGCAAACAAAAAAAATCACAAAAATGAAACAGGAGACAAAAGCAACGATCGCCTATTTGGCAGCAATCATTTTCGTCATCATCTGCATCGCATTGATGGCTGTGACCCCCGCGTATGGCCAAAATCAGACGGTGATAAAGGATTCCAAGGGGGAAGTGGTATACATCAAAATCAAGACGGCCAGCGGGTATATTGTCAAGGATAAAAACGGCGTCCTGCTTTACACCGTGGTGGAGAACGACACGGAAAAGAGAGTTTACGACGCCTCCGGGCGTTTGGTTTCAGTAGAGAAAAAACAAAAAAAATAAAGATCATGGAAGATCAAGTAACAAGCATCGAGCAGTCGAAGCGGTTGATCGAACTGGGAGTGCCTGCAAGCAGGGCAAGCATGATGTGGATAGGTGGCATGTTTGTCCGTCCGTGTAATTATGCTGGAGTTGATGCCCGTGAAACTATCCCCGCATTCACAGTCATCGACCTGCTGGAGGTGATTAAGCCCATTGATAATATCGGGAACCCCACCATAGAAAAGATTGGTGATGCGCGTTGGATATTTGAATTCGGGGAGTTTACGGGGGAGCCGACATACGGTTTCAAGGAATGTCAAAATATAGTCGAACTCCTCGTCGACCGAATCGAGTGGGTGGTGTCTAACGGCTATGAACTGAACTTGCAATGAAACTACCTATCGAAGTTCACAACAAGTTGATCCCGTTCAAGGGGTTCAGCTGGGTAACATGGCTTTTGTGGGCTTTTACCCGCAAGCCGATGGCGTGGAGTATGGACGAGACTACGCGCCGCCACGAAGGAATACACTGCGCCCAGCAGATCGAACTGTCCGTGCTGTTCGCGGCAATCCTCCTGCCCGTCGCCATATGCTGCTCGTTCGCCTGGTGGGGCTGGGCGCTGGCAGTCGTCGGGATCCTCTTTGCCGGCTGGATTTGCTACGGCATTTCGTGGATGAGCGAAGCGATACTGCCGCCTTATCCGGGCGCGTACTACTACACCTGCTTCGAGACAGAGGCATACAACCACGAGGATGATCCGGACTATTTGAAGCGACGCATACCGTTCTGGGGCTGGATTTCCTGCATTCCGAATCGAAAAGTAAAACACAAAAGGTGACCAACCATGAAAAGCGAAAAAGCAAAAAAATATTTAACGAAAGTGGTGGCGCCTATAGCGATGATGTATCCCGATGCGCCCGAAATGTGCGATTTGAAATTGGGTGAGGCAAAACATGCCGTCGAACTGGCCGAGCAGGAGGCCGAGGAGCGAGTGCGCCAGAAGGCAATAGAGGCGCATAGAAAAGTCTGCTTCTTTCGAAATTTCAAAGACAATACTTGTGCAAATACGGCAACTCCATGCGGCCAACATAGCTGCTATTACATGAATTATATCGTCCAAAAACTGACCGAACTATGAAAAACAACATCGAAAACGGGATTTACATTCCCGACGAAAACCGCGAACTGCACCCGCTCGACGAGTGGACGAAACGCGAAGACCCGACCACGGCGCAGACCGTCGTGCTGGTAACCGATTCCGGTATGCTCGAAATAGCCAAAGAAGACCTACCGAGAGAATCCAATTTCAAGGCCGCGCAGGAATCCGCCGCCAAATACCGCGAGGGTTTCCGTTGCGCAACCCGCCACGAGGCGATAGAAATGTACGACGCCCGGTTCCGGGGCCTCGACGAAGCGTTTAAGAAGATCGGCGGCAAGCCCGCTACAAACGGCTACTGGACGAGCGAGGCCGACCCCGATCCGGAGTGCAGTTCCAACAGCGCGTTCATTTACGACGGCAACACGGGCAACGTGAACAACTACGACAAGTGTAGCCCGTTCGCCGTGCGTCCGGTTTCCGCTTTCAAGAAATAGTTTCACAGTTTAATCATTCCCGCGCCCATTCAATGGGCGCGGGGTTAACACCCGAAAACTGAACGAGGATGAAAACGATTGAAGAAATTGCAGATGCGTACTGTCGGGAGAATGCGCGACAAGAAGGATATGATAAGGAGTTGCGCGAGGATAAAGAAGATGTAATATTCGAGAGGATATGAAAACAATCGTAGTATGGTTTAGCTGCGGAGCTGCAAGCGCAGTAGCTGCTAAAATGACGATAGATAAATACGGGAAAGATTATCGAGTTCTTGTGGTGAATAATCCGATTAAAGAAGAGGACGAGGATAACGTTCGCTTCAAGAAGGATGTGGAGCAGTGGATAGGCCAGTCGATAATCGAAGCTATCAATCCGGAATTCCCGAATGCGTCTATATGTGAGGTCTTTGATAGTAAGAAATACATGTCTGGCGTCGGTGGGGCGCCATGTACTCTAATGCTAAAGAAAATGGCCCGGTATCACTTTGAGCGAACGCACGAAGTCGACTACCATGTACTGGGATTCACTAAAGACGAGGAAAATCGCCATCAACGGTTCACCAAGTATGAGCGGAGCAACGTTCTACCAGTACTGATAGACGCCGGGATTACCAAAGAGGATTGCTTTAGAATCTTGCACGACGCGGGGGTTAAATTACCACGCATTTATTCTCTGGGTTATCCGAATGCGAATTGCATAGGGTGTGTAAAGTCCACCAGTCCGACCTATTGGAATCTGGTTCGACAAACGCACCCGGAAGTATTTGCCGCCAGAGCTGCGCAAAGCCGCCGGATCGGCTGCCGATTGGTTCGAGTAAAAGGGGAACGGATATTTTTAGATGAACTTGATCCAACAGCCCGTGGCGGAAAAATCAAATCGCATGACTGCGGAATATTCTGCGACTTGTGATTATGAAAACAAAACTACTGAAACAGCTGAGGAAAGAAGCGGAAGCCAAAATCCCGATAATACAGACACAAATGCGAGATATGGGTGCCGGAGAGGATAGATTTGAGGTTTTCTACATGCTTCGATCAAAAACTAATAATCGCATAGATGCCGAACGAATTGCAAGAATGCACCGTCGAACATACATCCTGCGCCGCGTCAGGGAATTAAAACAAAAGAGAAGATGAGAGATAGTAAATTCAGAGGCAAGCGCCTCGACAATGGGGAATGGATATGTGGCGATTTATTACAGTTGGGAGGCAATCGCCGAACTTTCATATTCACGGATGAGGACTATATAAGTCAATTTGCGGAAAAAGCACATAGATTACAAAGAGAGGTCGATCCCTCCACCGTCGGCCAGTACACGGGTCTGAGAGACAAGAACGGCAAGGAGATTTGGGAGGGTGATATATTCAAAGACGACCGTGGGGTTGCCCGATCCGTATTCCGGGTTCCCGGCGGCCTCGCTTTTGAGGATGATCCTGTGTCGTTTGGATATGACCATAGATCGCCGGCATATCCGTATACTCCTATTGCCGATCCGCAAGTCGTATCATGGCTGGCTCAGTGTTGCGAAATAATTGGCAATATCCACGATGATCCTAAATTATTAGAACAATGACAAAAGCATCATTTGATACAATAGGCGGACTGTTGATCGCCCTTGTTGCGGGAAACTTAGCGCAACACGACTACTCGGTGGCGAATTGGTGGATGTTTGCGCTGCACGTTATTTTTACTGTTGCGGGAATTTGGATGTTCTCCAACGGATATAATAATTTACCAAAAAAATAAGGAAATGACACCGAAAGAGCTTTACGACTGGGCCATAGAGCATGGCTGCGAAGATTATGATATAAAAATTGACTATATGTTCGACAATATATTTGGTGTGGCAGACACCCCAAATGTCGAATTTATTAGCATATCAACAAGAACAGAGGAAATAACCATAGACATATGAAACGAGAACTTACACTCACCGACATTGCGGGGTATTTGGATCATCCACTCCTTGGGCAGCATCCATCCGGTAATATATGCTGGATAGATGTCGAGTTTATCGCCCGGCATGGGATTGCGATGGCGGGATACAAACCCGTCCTTCGGCCGATGTCCGACCTATACAAGGAGATCACGGACAAGGGCTATAACAATGGGAATCCGTTCGTGCCGCTTGTGGAGCTGGCGAAAGCAAGGCATCCTAATTTTGACCAATATATTTTCCATCCCACAGAACAATTAGTATTTTGCAGTATAGATGGTGATTTCGATAATTACTCCGAATGCTATGATTATTACGGGGATCGACTTTCTTTCGCAGAATTCGACTTGCTCCACCGCCTTCACCTCGACTACCGCGACCTGATCGACGCCGGACTGGCCGTCAGTGTTTACGATTTAAAACGGAATCCGTATGAGAAATGAAATTATAGCGTGGGTGGTGGCTTACGAATTTGAATTGGTGAAATAGTATGAAATTTAGAACACCGTGCTTTGTCCGTGTCGAGGACATGGAGAAGCGAAAGGAGCTGTCCGAATGGCTGAAGGGAATTGGGTATTACGTCTGCTCTTGCTGCCTGTTCGAAGGCTGGAACACCCTGCATTGCAGAGGGATTGATCGTCTTAAAATCGCTTACGAGGTGCACGGGATCTGCGACTACGACGAGGAAACCCGATATTCCATCGACCAGTTCAAGGCTGAAAATGTTGCCAAAGGACACCCTGCCATAGACTGCGGCGAGAATATCGAGCTGTTCAAGGCACTGGCGGCGATGAACGACGAGAACGATATGCAACAATTATTCATTTGTGACACCTACGCGGACATGGGGTGCTTAATGTGGCATCTGTGCGAGGAGACGAAATTCAAGCACTACTACGTAGAATGGGAGGATGGAGAAACTGATATTCGTAGTTATTTCCGCAAGGCTACGGCGGATGAAATTGTAGAATATTTCAAGAAATAGCGAATTATGACGATATTTAGAATGCGCATACAGGGATGCGGGTGTAATAGTTGTGGACGCAATATGTATCGAAGATATTTGTCCGTGTGCATATTGGGGCGTTACTTCGAGTTCTTTAGATTCCGAGGGGTTTGCAAAGATTGCGATGCTCCGTTTTGAAAAAAATAGCGAGATTCTCGCAAAATATCAATAAAACAACAACATGAAGAGACTGAAAATACTTTTTATTATACCTATCATTTGTTCGGCGCTTAATTGCATTATGGGCGTCGTTGATGGAAATTGGTCGGCTGCCGCTGGATGGTTCGTGGCTGCCTATGCTGGATTGCGACTTTTGATGGATTATTTAAAGCTGAAACAATGAAACCATTTGACTTAGAAGCCGCCAAGCGAGGTGCGGCGGTGTGCACGAGGGATAGGTCTTGTGTGAGAATTGTGTGTACTGATTGTAGGGGCGAGGATCCAATAGTGGCGTTGGTGAATTATAAGAAAGGCGAAGATGCATATATATATAACTCACGAGGGAGGTATTATAGGAATGCCGACAGCGATTTAGACCTATTCATGCGCGATGACGACTACGCCGAGAAGCTGGCGCGGGGAGAGTACGGGAATCACATCCACGAAGCCATCGAAAAGGTTGATCCAGTTGTTAAGGAAAACTCAACAACCGACCGGGAGTACTTGAGGCGTGAGCTATCCGAAAAGATTATGGTGGCAATGATTAGAGAAATGGCGGGGAAATCTCCGCGTAGCACCAACAATAACATTACAGTATACGAAGCTATGGCAGCCGATGCCGTATCATACGCCGATGCCCTCATTGAGGAGCTGGATAAGAAAAAAATAGAACGGATCGGGCTTGTGTGACAAAATAATTTACTATATTTGATGCATGGAGATTATTTTATCGAAAATAGGAATGCTGCTTGAGCGCCACTTTGGCGTATCGCTGGAGGGGATACGGACACCCTGTCGGCGCCAAAGGGTCACGGACGCCCGGACGGTATTCATCCATATCATGTACTCCCACAAGCTCATGAACGGGGTGAAGCTGTCGAACTACCTGAACTGCACGAGCCGGAATTCATACTACCATATCCGCAAGTTTGAGGATATGAAGGAGATAAAGGCGTACAGCAAAATAATATCGAATTTTGAACACGAGGCGAAATTGGAGATTGAATCATGGCGGGAATCTTATATGCCGAAATAGACCTGAAAAAGATACCTGTTGACGTGATAGAAGAGTTTGTCCGCAATAACGGAGAGTTGGGAGCCAAGGTTAAACTTTGCATCGCGCCGCTCAAAAAAATAGACAAATTCGGACACACGCATACCGTATATCTTTACCAGCCCAAACCGGAAGTAGGGGAGCGGGGCAAACCTACCTTTATAGGAAATGGGAAAATGCTGCGACCGTCGTATAGATGGCAGGATGATGCCGGGCAAACCTCCAAATCCGATAATGAACCATAAAGCCATGAAACACTTGGTGTATCTGCGTTCCGGCAAAGTGGCCGAGGTCGACGCCCTCCGTTTCCAGTGTGTTGACCATAAGAACCAAATATACAAATTTTACGACAAGGTGGACGAGTATGCGCTAAACGAACAGGTCGTTTTCATCGCAAACAATCCGGACGCCATAAAACCCATAATACACAAACAGGATGAAAAATCAGATTTCTATTCTGAATGAGCTGTTAGCCACCCTCGAAGTGGCCCACTCGAACGCCAAAGGGCGTCATTGGATAGTGTACGGCACGCCCTTTCGATCCCTGCATCTGCTGTTGGATGATACTGCGGCCACGCTCCGTAAAGGCGCCGACAAGATGGCCGAGACCATCCGCGTGCTGGGTAGCATTCCGCTTCATACGATGACACAGTTCGTGAATTCGTCTCAGATCGAGGAGGCGCTTACGATTCCCGATGCTCTGACCACCGCGCGCGAGATGCGGGACGACCTAAACGAAATCGTCGCAATGGTGCATGGATGGGTTGATGTAAAAGTATTCGACCCTACCACCGAAAACGATGTGCTGAATATCACGAGCGAGATTCGACACTGGATTCTGTTTTTCGACGGAATCATATCCAACTGGACGCCCGCTATACCGATAGTACCTGAAATTTAACTTTATATAAAAATGGATAACAAACTGAAAATAGGGCTGATAGCTGCTGCGGTAGCCGTGGTAGCCATCGTTGTGTTTAACTTCCTGCCGGGCAGCATTCGAAGCGCCGGAACCATCGGATTCCTCGCGGGGATAGTATCAGGATGGTTTTTACGCTCGTGGTACAGCACCATTGTCGACAAAGAGATCGACGCATAGGAGATGAACAGGCTAACGTCGGCCATCATCGGGGCAATTATAGCCATGATCGCACTTTATAGCCTGCGGTCATGGCTTTGCTGCACCCCATCAAAACCGGAGATTGAATTCCGCGTCGACACGGTGGTCGTAAGGGAATATATAAGAGATACCGTCATTATCACAGAAACGCATCAAATTTCGAAGATCGACACAGTGATGGTATATCTGCCCGGAGACGCGATTAAAGTGGCTGTAACGCTTCCTTTCGAGTTGAAGACATTCCAGACTGAAAATTACCGGGCTACGGTGTCCGGGTACAAACCTATGCTCGAAAGTATAGACCTGTTCGTGCCAACCAAGATCATAACGCAGACCCATCACACCACGACGATCATGCCGCCTACATGGGAAGGGGGGATAGTAGTGGCCGCGCAGGTTGCCCCCGGATGGAACAATCAGTTTATGGGTGCGCGCGTGCGATACAACAAGGGGCGGTTCAGCATCGAGGGAACCGTCGGGTACAACCCCTTCGATGACGCCCCGTACGGAGAGGTGCGCGGAGGGTTTAATATTTGGAGGAAATGAAGCTGAAGGCGTCGAAAAAGCCAGCAAAACCGAAGAACGAAGGATTCGAAAATCGGCCGAAGGTAACATGCAAGTCCTGCAAACACCTGTCAGCCGAGGATAATATGCACCATATCTGCCCCAAGACGGGCATGGTGACGCATATAAACATCGAAAAGATATGCATATACCATGAACAGCAAAGTGTCAATACAGGTCAAGCCGCTGACGGTAAATAGGGCATACAAAGGGCGCCGATTCAAAACCAGCGAGCACGATGCTTTCCGCGCAGAATGCCTCTTAAAGCTCCCGGACATAGAATTGCCGTCTCCTCCGTTCGAGGTGTGGTATGAGTTCGGATTCTCCAACACTCAGTGCGACTACGACAATGCGGTAAAACCGTTCCAGGATGCGCTGCAAGAAAGGTATCAATTCAACGACAAATTAATCTTCAAAGCGCATATCCGCAAGTACATAGTGCCCAAGGGATGCGAGTTTATATCGTTCAACATCAAATCATTAGCAGACACAGAATGGGAACAACAAAACGAGTAGTATTCTCCTCGTCGCTCTTGAAAGAGTGCAAGGACATGGTAGCTTCATCGGTCATCGACCTGCTCGAATCCATAGCCGAGAAGAGCGATAATCCGAAGGTGACCATCACCTCCACGTGGCGCAACCCCTATCGGCAGGCGATGGCTATGTACAACAATCTGGTCGCCGGGAAGCGCATCCGCTACCGGGAACCCGGCAGGAAGGTGACCGCACTGTTCGACGACTGCCAGGATCGGGGCATGGACAAAGAGGATACCATCGACGAGATGTCCGAACTTATCAGTCAGCTTAGCGAAAAGGGCGAACGGGTATCCAAGCACTGCGTGAGCGCCGAGGAGTATCACAAGGTGAATGTGCTGGACGTAAGTATGAAGATGGAGAAACCCGTGGAGTTCTTGGTCGCAGCACTCGACGAGCCGCGCGTCATTAAAGTGATTTCGCCCATATATATTCCCGGCAAAAACCCCAAGTTCTCGTATGACCTGGGCGAGCCTGCGTTCCACCTCGAGATAAAAGCATAGTCATGAGCAGTGCGTGCGTACTATTCTTTGTGGCCGGGATTATTATGCTGGTGTTCGGGATCGCTGGGCGAGGGATAGACCCGCCAAACAAGAACAGGCGCCGATAAAGCGCCTGTTTTCTTGTTCGCACCGACATCACTCTACACTGCCCCCGGGTCGCCTCCGGTATTCAGCTTGGTAGTGTCGACAGCCTGATCCGCGATTTTGGGCGTCGTGACACACAGGTCTTGGAGCTTTTCGGTGGCTACCGAACTCGGTGCGAGTTTGGCTTCTGTAACAGCCCCGTCGACGATCTTATTGGTGGTTACTGAGTTGTCCGCAAGGATGTCCGTAGTTACGGATCGAGGCTGCAATTCTCGGGTAGTGAGTGTTTGCTCCATGAGTTTACCTCCCGGGATAGAGGCGTCTTTGACTTTGGTGGAATCAATTGATCCGTCTATGATTTGGGGATAGCCCACACTATCTATCTGCAAATGATTTTGGGTTATAGAACCATTTGCGATTTTGGCCGTCGTCACTGCGTCATCGGCCAGTTGCGACGTACCTACGGCAGAAGGTTTAATCTTAGCCGAAGTCACGGCATTGTCGGCCAGCTTGGCTGTGGTGATCGACCCGTCAGGAATCTCAGGAGACCCCCCCCCGCCGGAATATAAACCCGATCCGATGCCCGGGAAATCATCGCCAGTAGGGGATTCAAACCCTTCGTTGAGAAGTCGCAAAACGTCGGCGGGAGTGTAGGCCGACGGGTTGTCGGAGATGACTGTCTCGTTGATTTCGAAGTCGAGGTAGTCCGCAGTAAGCAGGGTGTTGCCACCTTCCGGAAGCGCTGGCTCGATGATGATTCGGCGCCCCATGTCTACCCGCGGGTTGGCCGGGCGGGCAATAAAGGTCGCGGGCATTTTTACTCCGTTCACAAAAATGTAGGGATAATCGGCTTCGGAGCCATTGATAACTACTTTCATATCACATTTTTTTTGTTTGACGTTATTACCCCGTCGGCCGGAGCCTGCGGGGCGTTTTCAATATCAATACCTACTTCATCCTTCATCTTCTTTCCCACGTATTTTTGAAGGGATCGGAATACCGGAGCGTCGGATATTTCCATGGCATTCTCCAAATACGACCACATTTCGATGCCGCATACCATGCCCGTGAAGAGCTTGGCCAGGTGCAAGTTCATGAAGTCGAGGATTTGGGTGTCTATAAGGTGGCACATGCCGATTCCAACGACAATGCACGTGAGTTTGATGACCGTTTTCCACGCCTTGTCGCTGGAGAAATACCAGGCCTTATGCTGCCGCGCCGCCCTCTTGCGCCCGGCCAGTATACCCATCACGAAGTCTATCATGACGAATATCAAGGCGCAGAGCACAAGCGGCGTCACGGGGGCGAACAACGACAGCAGGCTCCCCGCCACAGCCATAATCCATTTCAATAAGGTGTCCATTATTTCACTATAAAGTTGGGTTGGGCGACCCCCACGATAAGACCATAAGGAGGATAAAAATATATATCCAGTATGCAATTGATGGCGTATCGGGGTAGATCAAACGGCATTGTGCCAATTGACCCTCCCGAAAAAGTTATTTGGAAAGGGCCGTCATCATCCTTAAATACAAGCATCGTCCAGTGATGCACAAGTAGTCCGGAGGGAGACTGCACCAAATATACAGTTGTTGCGTGATTGGACGGAGATGGCGGAATTTTTAAAGCGCCTATGGTGCCCTCCGGAAAATTTTGGGTGCCGCTAATATTATGCGCAATATTCGTGACGGTATTAGGAAGTAACACACTAATTTTGTCCGCCAATTTTTCGAGCGTAACTGCTCCGTCCTTGATGATGGAAGTATTAACCGAGTTTACTTGCAATGCTCGTGTCGATACCGACGCAGTGCCATATTGCGCTTCTTCGATAGAGCCATCCTCCAGCTTTTGATTTGCGATGATGGTTTTGTTGGCGATCTCCTCGTTGGTGATGGTCTCTGCCGCTATTTTACCCGCCGTGATAGTAGCATCGGCGATCTGCGCATACCCCACAGCGCCATCGGCAATCTTCTCAGCAGTGATTGCTTTGTCAGCAATCTGCGTTCCGGTGATGGTCTTATTATTGAGCTTTGAGCCGGGAATGGACTGGTCGGCCAGTTTACTCCCGGTGATCTGTCCATCCTGGATATTGCCGTTCTTTATGGCCTCGACCCCGATCTGCGTGTACCCCACGGCGCCGTCAGCTATTTTGGCTGAAGTTACGGCCTGATCCGCGATTTTGGGCGTCGTGACAGCGCCATCGGCCAGCATAGCCGTTGTTACGGAACCGTCGGCTATCGTGCCTACCTTCCATGATGCGAGGTTAGTCGCCGTGGCCTGCCCTATGAGGGTGCCAATGCCCGATGCCGACGCATTGTCCGCAGCATTCACGACATAATCCTGATATGTATAGCGCGTCGTGCCATCTTCATACACGCGCTGTTCGTCCTGTATGGTGTTGGCATAAAGATACTGGCCTATTTTAGCGACATTGGCGGCCAGGTAGTAAGCCTGCCCTTGGTAGCAGATGATACCCTCGCCGATATTCGTCCCGGTGTTGTTGTTCGCCGTGGCGAATCCCGCAACGATGGATATGGGCGTTTTGGTGGATCGGAGGAGCGAATTGATGGCGCTCCAGAGGTTTTGCAAATCCTGCATTTGCACGGGGTTGCCAGTGCCCGATACGACGTTGATATTTTTTATTCCTGACATGTTATTGCGCTTTTATAGTGTACTTCACATAAAATGGGAACAGTGTGTTTACGTCTGCCACGAATTGGCCGTATGCCTCCTGGTCGTTGTACAGTGCCGAGGGAATGGATATGATGGGCTGCTCCGTGACGGTGCCGCCGCGACCTAACCACACCTTCGGCGTATCTGTGTCGTACAGGTATATGGGCGGCGTAGGCGAATCGTACCACATAGATTGCCATATGCTCGCGCCGCTCGGGGTGATGGATATTTGGCCCCACTCGCCGTACCAGTACCGGAGTACACCTTCGATCTGCCCGTATGTAGGTGTACACGCCGCCATCATGTACCACTTGGATCGAACCATGTAGTAGTTGTACAGATAGTCATGCAGCACCATGAGCATCGCCAGGCAGTATCGGTACAGTATCGTCGTCCAGAACGGTTGCTCCGTGTAGCTATGGTCGCGCCGCACCGAGTAGTTGGGACGGAGCAGCTGCAACACCAGCTTCGGGATGTCAATATATCGGAAACGCATCATATAGCCTCGAATATTGTAATGTTATTGGTGAAATCGTACAGATTGGGGTTGAAGTTGAAATAACCCGGACTCAATACTATCTTGCCATCCTGCGGTGTTGTGATGCTGCCCTCCTGCGAGACCTTGACCTCGGAGAAGTAGGCATCCTTGATGCCGTTCAACCCCGAGAGATAACTTTCTATGTCGTTGATATACAGGATATTTGTCGTGCGTCGTTGCATCTGCAAGTCATGCAGGCCCGTGTTGATACTGGACTTGATGGTGTCGAGGTTGTACGACTTGTCGAAGCGGACGTACAGCTTGTCGGCCGACAGCACGGCCGGGGGGTTGGACGCGGCCTGGATTTGCGCGCCTATGCCCCAGAAGTTGCGGTAGTAGGCGCCGAAGGCGTTAAGCTGGTCTTGCGTCAGGGATACGACGTTGTTGTTGGCGTCGGATGTCGCGACGTTGATGTAGTACAGCCCTTCCTCGGTAACACCTATCGAAGCCTGCTTTATAATCTGCTTCGTGGCATCTATGGTCGCATATCCCAGCTCTTGCGTCGCTTCGTTCACCACGACTACCTGATCGCCCTGCTGATAGGCGTATGCCTTCTCGACATACCATGCCTCACTCGTCACGCGCGCGATCTTCGCGGCCGCGGCTATCGTCTGTTCGCTGCGCAGGATTTCGAGCCGCACAATGTCAAGCACGGTGCCTACTACCTCCGCGATCTTGCGCAGAATGCCAGCATTGCTGGTGTTAATGGACGGGATCAGCCGTTGTATATTTTCCCATATCGTGTCTATCAGTGACATATCGGTTATCGTTTAATTATTGAGGGATAGTTGTAATAGTCGAGGTTTGTATTCGGCCACTCCGCGGGGGGATCCGACAGGGGCTCCAGCACTCCGTTAACGGGCATCTGTTTGTGCGACGACCACCAATAGCCCGCCTTGGTGGGATCATCACTCCGAGGCCGTATGTTCTGTGGCAGATACTCCCGTGTGCAGGATGCCTTCATAGCCGCATCTACCACGAACGACGCGGGATCGCCTCCGTTCCACAGCATCAACGCCTGTGCTTCTGTCAGGTATGTATTGAAGTTGCGGAAGTGGTAGATTTCGCCCTTCAACAAGATCGGATTATTTTGGCCGTATATGCCAAGGTCGAAGTATCTTTGTCGTATGCCACTACCCAATTTGAACGCCCCCGAAATCTTGATCCCGTTTAAAAAGATGTAGCCTAAATTTTCCTGTAAAGCATAGCGGAGTACCACGTGATAAGTCGTGTTTGGCTCGCAGGGATATGCCACTGAGAAATCGTTGGTTGAGAAATAAAATTTGCTGGCAATAATTGTGAGCCTTGGAAGTGCCATATTATCCGCCATGCTGAATGCGCACTGCTCATGATGGATGTCGTCTCCGGTTTTGAAGTAGCACTCCAGCGTCCCGTCGACGAGCGAATTTGTGGCTATGCGCTGCCCCACGAAGGCGCCATTGGCGGTATAGGCGCCCTTGAAGTCGTAAGTGGGTTTGCAGATCGGCTCGCGGCCTATCTTGGGATTATCATTGACCACCAGGTCATAACCCCCGGCAGACTTGCGAAGGAGCGGCGGAGTAGAGATGTCGGGCGGCATCTGCTTGGCGCTATCGAGCCACATGGCGGGCTTCGAGCTGTCCTCATCAGAGGGTATGAGGTTCTGAGGTATGTACTCAGCTACACAGGACAGCTTCAAGGCCGGAGGCACAATATAGTCCTGCGGGCGCACTCCGTTTTGGAGTGCCGTCATTTCCTCCTCTGTGAGTGCGCGGTCGAACCAGCGGGCGCATATCACCTCCCCCATAAAATCAACCGCCGGACGATTATTACCACCATATCCACCAAGATATAGATATGAATTATAATTAACCCAATTTTTATTTTGGGAGTTTGCCAGATTGTTGTTGATATATACATAGACCTTGGCTCCGTTGCTAATGAATACGACGCTGTATAGATAGTCCCAAAAAACAGGATATAAATATATAGCCGCCCGATTGTTGTATAACGCAAGATTGATGATGCCATTTGAGGGGTTGTTGATGTCGATGCGAGGGAAATTCGATGCCCCCGACGTGTCAAGTATTACCCGAGACGCAGATTCAGGGTTGGGGATGTATTTGTACTTGGGAGGCGTGCGGAATAAACACTGCACGGTATATGGGCTGTTGTAGAACGTGTCGCGCAAAAAATTGCCGCTCGTAGACTTCATCGCCCCCATAGCCTCGGGCGCAAGCGCCGATATGAGGGCGCGTCCTCCTTCAGCCGTAGCTTTGAAGAGACGCGAGATTTCCACCTCCACCTCTTCATTCACATCCATCGAGGAGTTGAAGGGAGGCCTCTGCAAGGTTTGTAGGTTGTATGTGTCGATCCCCTCGACGTCGAGAATCTGATTTGTCCTCAGCGCCGGAGTGTAGGATTCCATAAAGTTCTTGGCGGGAGGCTCCTGGCGGTACTGCATGGCCTTCCAGTCCGCGGGCGGGATGTTCGTGGGCGTGTTTTTCTCCAATATCGGGTCTATGCCCGCGAGAGAGCCGGACACGTTGAATGCCGCGTCCTGGATGGTGTCTCCCTGTTTTACTGTGTACGTCTTTGCCATGTTTACTCCTTGTATCGTGCACGTATGTCCGCGGTAACAACTCCCGATGTTGTCTCCTCAAAGATATTCACGCGGGCAATGAGGGCTCCGTCGTCGTATATTTGCTTTTCAGCCGTGGCCTCGACCTTACCCCACGCCCACTTGGGCAGCAGGGGATAGAAGTCCTCGAATCCGACCCCGAACTGGGGCTTCGTAAGACTTGCCGCCGACTTGGAAAATATCAGCGTGGCGTTCTGCTGGCTGCACAAAGACACCAGCTCGACGTCCCCGTTGGATATAACTATGTCGTTGACCTGAAAGTCGAATTTCGCGTCTGTCATTGCGTTATCTTGGTGTTTTCGTAGTCTCCTTTATTGAACTGGGAAGGGGCGGTCATAGGGGTGGCCGGAGGCGACGCGCCTTGGGCGCCGTGGGTATGCGCATTGAACACCGTGCACATATTCCCTACCTGCGTCACTAAATTGTTGAGCGCCGTGGTGACGCCATCCACCAGCACAAGCCCCCCGTTCTCCCCGCCATCCATTTCAATTTTATCGGCAGTGAAAGATATTTTATTTTTTTCAATCCGCCAAGAAGAGGTGCCGCGGATTATTTCCACGGCGTCCTTATCAAAAGAAATAGTGCTTTCGCCCTCCTCTTCGGTGCCCGCGACGTTCGATACAACCATCTTGTCGATCTTCGTGGCTTTTATGAGCACCGGAACCTCGGAGTAGCCCTCTATGAACCCCAGCACCACGAGGGAATCCACGGAGGGTATAATATAGAGGCTGTTGCCCCCGTTTGGAAAAACGTTCAGGTTTATGTCGCTGAACACCCTGTCGTTATCCACAACAGCCTCTAAGGTTTTGGCCTCCTCGTCTACGGCCGATACGGTGGCTATGACGAGCGACACGCGCCTCTCGTCGCCCATCTTAGCCCCGAATTCCGCGCCTAAACGGGCGCATTCCTCGTCGAAAGTGCCTGATGTTTTCATAGTATGAACATTTCGTCGGTTACAGTCAGGGTCTGTATAAACCCGTCGGAAGTGTCGCAGCTCAAATTCCTGCCTATCACGTAGTAGTGCCCCGTAAGCTCCGGGAGCATGGTGTCCGTGTACTCCACGAAGTCGAACATATTAACCTGTGGATAGAGCACGGTTTTTATGGTTCCCTTGTTGCGCGTTCCCTTCAACCGGGCCATTATGTTCTTGGCCGTCTGTTCGGTCAGCGATACCGTATTGGCCGGGACAAAATATCGGTGTGCCTCGCCTTGGGAATCGCCGTATTCGTAGGTGTACTTTGTACCGTCGGCCATGAGGGCGTTTACCACCACTTTGTAGTTCTCGAACAGCCCGTCGGTAGGCACTATGTCGCGGCCGATGACATTGGTGTTCGTGGCCAGTGTCACCGTGCGCTTGAATTTGTCCCTCACGCCAATACCGAAATACACCTTCCCCTGGGTGTTCACAGTGCCGTACAGCGTAAACATATTCATGAGCTTCGACAGGGCCTCGAACGGCGATATGAGCTTGAAGGTCTGCAACGCGAACTCCACGTCCGCACTATCCGATGAATCGAACGACAGAGTTGGGAAGTCCGCCGGATTGTCGAACCCCTGCGTCTTGCGGTAGTCCTCGAATGCCTTGTTCGAGATGGGGCATAGATAGTCCACCATGTCCTTTAGCTTCGTGCGCGACACCCAGTCCCGGTTTATAGTGCCGAACCGCAGGATGAAAGAGTAGTCCTCGCATACGATCTTCGACGGGAATCCCCCGATGACCTGCCGGATGAAGCCGCTGAAAATGCGCAGCCTCTCGAACTGCTGCCCCAACTGAGCATTGTTGTAGAACCAGCCGTCGATGTCTATGCGGGCGCCGGGCTTGATGTTTATGCCCTCCAAGGCTGCCCTTATGCGCTGTGCCGGAGGCAACCCCTGCCGGAACCCGATGGCATACACCGGAATGGTCATGGTGCAGCTTCCCGCGAGGGAATCACGCTCCTCGGTAATGTCTACCGAGGCGAATCGGCCGATGCTCTTCCCTTCGATAAACACCTCGTTCCCTACCCTGAACAAATTACCCTTCATCACCTACTGCCCCCCCCCCTGCGGCGCTGGTCGAATTTACCGTCTCCTGCGTAAATACGATGGC